GCTTTATCTAAATCTTCTAATCCGTTTTTGTTCTTCCATCTACATACATACTTAATTACATTACCTTCTAAGTATCCTATGTTGTTAGCATGAATAAACTCTACTGGTTGTATTACAAAGTCTTTGTAGTGAGAACCATTAACTTGTTTTTTACTAGCTTGTTGTATTAGTATATCATTTTTTCGCACGTTTGTCAACCCCATATTTACTATTTACATAATTTAATGAGACTGCCATCTCATCAAACGCTCCTTCTTTTACTTCATGTAATACATAGAAGCCTCTCCAGTGTTGATTACCTTGATGATTTAAGTAATCTTCGTTGTGTTCATAGCAACTACCTGCTATGATAGCAGTAATCTCTCGTCCATCTGCACGTCTAGCGTATGCAATCTGCCTTCCTTGTTGATGTCCTGCGAAACATGACATGTGTTTTCTATTGAGTAAAGCAGAAGCAGATGTGACTGGTCTGCCCATGACACCACTCGCAAAATAGTGAGAGTAAGCAATCCCATTAACCACAACCACGTCAAGATAATCATACACTTCCCAACCATACTGTTCATAATTTAAATCCTTAATACTAATTAGTTCTTCTAATTTACGATCGTTGTTTACAGCTCGATCTATCCTATCCTCATGGTTACCTAATGTAAGTATCATACGAGGTTTATATTGTTTCTTTCTAAGCTTAGCTTGTCTAGCTTGAAGCTTACGAACTGGTCCTAGTAATGCATCCATACCTTTATGTGCTGCTCGTATGTCTGCTTTATATGTACGTCCTTCAAAAGCTTTTTTACCTACATCATAGCTTGATAAGCTAGGCATATCAGCAAAATCACCTATACATACTATAACTTCAGGTTGTTTTTCTGCTATGTACTTACCTATATTTTCTAAATATTTAACAGATACACCAGGCTTGACCTGGCAATCTGGTATAACTAAGTGTTTCATTGTAACGTCCCTTCGTTTTGTTCCATACCTCGTACTTCTAGTTCGGTATCTTCTTCATTTATTTTAATAATGCCTGCTCTAATTAAATCTTTGATAGCATGATCCATTAAGAACTCAGCTTCTAAATTATCTACACTGAAATCAAAATCATAAGAACCATCCTCATTTTTTCTTAAGTTTTTTATAATCATTTATCCAATCACTCCTATAATCTAACCATAAGAAACCATTTTTAGTAGCCCATTCACCGTAGGTTGTTTTACTGCGTTTAGTTATCTTATTGTCAGCGTTCATAAATAAAAAGATAATGGTTATATGTGGGTTGGATTCTTTAAACCATACCATCTTTTGCCTTGTTGCTAAATCTAACTTACCTTTAGCTTCTATGTATACATTACGAGCCATTTTAAAATCTGGTATATACTTACGATGTATTACTGGTTGTATATACTCATGTTTATCTGGTTCATATTGACACGAATTATAATGTTTGCGCAGCTCTTTCCACACAGCTGCTTCAAACTTACTTTTAAATGCTGGCATATCGTTCTTTATATTTTAGTCTATCATTACGAAGAATCCATAGACAGCTAGCATTCATTAAAAACTCTTCTTCATTACCATAAGCATTCAGAACTACTTGCAACATCTCTTGTTCTGTTTGAGCAGGTTCCAGTAAGACTCTTGCTTTCTTCTCACCCAAGCCTTCAATGCCTTTAATATTGTCACTTCTATCTCCTTTAATACACTGTTCATAAAATAGACGAAGACCTTCTAGTTCTGTTTGTTCAACAAAAGTATCAGGTCTTGTCCAACCTTTACCATTAATTTCCCAAGAGAAGTGTTTACCAGGTATTTGTAACAAGTCTTTGTCTAGACTGCATATGATTGTGTCATCTGTTTGATAGATTCCAAGCATATCATCTGCTTCTAAACCTTCATCTGCTACCTCTGCATTAAGTTCAGACACACTCCAAGCTCTTAAGTCATCAAGATGCTTAGGCTTTGGAGCTGTTCTGTTAGCTTTATACTCAGGGTATATTTGTTTTCTAAAGTTATTAGTACCTGTTAAGAAAGCTTTATAAGAGCTAGCTCCTGTCTTTTCAAGGATCTGATCAAACAGTTCGTTAGCTCTATATATAGCTATACCTAAGTCATCATTCTCTGCGCTTGCTGCGCATCGAAAGCATACTAAATCTTGGTCAATTAAAGCTTCCATATTAGTAAGGAATGTCTCCAGTTAGGTCATCGATAGCATTTGCAGTGGAGGAGTTACCCTCCATTACAAATCTTTCATATTGTTTAGCTAGAGCTACAACATCAGCACTTGATAATGGTTTACCATGTGTTGCTAGTGTAGCTACTGCATTAGATAAAGAGCTTTGTCTTACAATCATTATTTGTCGTAAGGCACGTTCTTCTTTAGTCTCGTAGTTACTACCAGTTACTTTAGTTGTTTTAGCTTTACTATCACCTGTCGAGGATGTCGCTACGCTTTGGTTTGTAGGCGCAGGCGCCACCTCTCCAGCTGCTAATACCGCAGTCCAGTTCCAGTAACCAGCATCGTCTTTCTCCATAGCAATGTTTACTTCATCACCTTTTTCCCAGGTCTGTGCTGTTCTAAACACTTCTGGATTAGAGAATGACATTAGTTTTTTGCTACTGACTCTACCTTGATCATCTTTATAGGTGACTTCTAATGACTGGTATTGTCTACCGTTACGGTTAGTACTTGTTTGTGGTTGTGCTACATCAATAATATTAATTAACATTAACTATCTCCATATTGCCCCATGTTTCACCGACTTCACATTCGACTCTCATGGGTAAGTTGAACTTATGTCCAAATAACTTTTCAAAGTTATCAGGTACATCGTTAAAACATTTCTCAACAATTTTAACTATACTTATATTATCCCATACTTTAGAATCAAAGTCAAGTATAATTGAATCATGTACAGTATTAATTAGTTTAACACCTTCTTTGTTGAGTAACCTATTACGTAAAGAAACTCTTGCTATTGACATTAAGTCAGCACCTAAGCCTTGAACAGGATAGTTAAGTATCCTAGTTCGTGGGTATTTAACCCCATAGCTCGTAACCTCAGGTTCGTAATAATACACACGACCTGTTGGCATAGTAAGTTTCCTATCTCGTTTTGCTTTAAATACTATTTCATCATGCCACTCCTTTAGTTTAGTATACTTGTTATAAAATTGATCTATAATGTTTTGCCAATAAGATTCATCTCCAATCTCTTTGAAGTTAGGATCATTAGCATATGAGTAGGCAGACCCACCATAGATAAGTCTGAATACGAATGTCTTGGCTATAAGCCTAGATGGTAATCCAAACCTAGTCTGGTTGTCAGAGTGCATGTCAGTTCCATCCCAGATTTCTTGTATAGCTAGGTCGTCTTGACTTAGGTAGGCTGCACCTACCCACTCTAATTGTTTAGCATCTGCCTGGAGTAACATTATAGTTCCTCGAAATAAACCTCACCACCTTCTACTAATGGAGGCAATGCTCTAGGTAGAATAGGATCATTAATAATAATCTCAGGTAAAGGTTCTGATTCTGGTATATCTAAAGCAGTTACTTCATCTATACTAGATACAATAATTTCTTCTGCTATAATATCTTCTATTGGTTTTTCTTTATTAGGTCCTAGTAAAATTGCTGCTAAACCTAAACAAATAATTACAATAAATCCTGCGTAGATTTTTTGATCTACGTCTTTAACTGTTTCCATATACATCTCCTTAATATCTTGAAGTAAAGAGAGATTTAATCTCTCCATCAAAGTTTTGCAGGTTAGGTCGACTACTTGATAACCTACCTGTTCTTGCTACACACTGATTTAGTTGCCCATGTATCTCTCCTTTTTTCCAGTTGTTATCATCAATCAACTTACATAAACCATGGTAGTAAGTTGACTTTCTTTTTTCTAGCGTAGCTCTTGTTAAGAGTATATCTAGAATCTTTTGACCTTCTGCATTAGGTTTAAGCGAGCGTAAGGTCTTTTCATCAGTAGAGTAAAGACCTTCTTTAGCGAGCTCAGTTCCTTTTAAAGGTCGTACTCGTCGTGGACACTCGTGTTCTTCATCAAACCATTGTAGTTTGATCTCACCTTTTCTAGCCCCAGATTTGTAATGTCCGACAGGACGCTGATACTTGTACTTAATAGTCCCACCGTAAAGGAAAGCGCTAAGATGGTCCACGCTATTAGGGTTAAAACTATCAAAGCCGTGGTATTCAAAAAGTCTTTGATCAAGTTTAGCAATCTGTTCTTCAAGTTCGTCTCCTAGTATTTTACTTTTATCATAATCATATAGTATACCATTAAATTCCATTTCTTGCAACACTAATAGATCTTGATTATGCAAACTAACTAACCGTTTAAGTTCAGGACGTTTGTTGAGTTCTTCCATTTGCTTTAGAAATATCTGCTCAGTTAGTTTAACATCTTGTTTAAGATAGTCAGTAAGTATTTCTTCTGGTATATCAGGTGTATCAATACCATTTTTCCAATACTGTTCTGACACTATGTCCAGTTTAGATTCTAATCCGTAGTGTTCAGCAACACCATTAAGACTAGGATATGGGTTTGATTGTCCGTCAAGTATAAACTGTACTACTTGACAGTCCCATATACGTTTAGTAGCAAAGGTAATTCCATACCTTGCTA